TCAAAGGCACGATCCGAATTTTCTACTTCAAAAAGAGGCTCATGCTCATTATTTACCTCTCCATACTCCATTCCGAAAACGGCATTAAGACCAGGAAGGAGTTCTTTGCTAATACTAGCTCTATTAATAGCCATGATAAATCCTCCCTATTAAGCCGTTGACGCTGTAGCGGTTACGTAACGATCACGATGTTGGTTAATCCAACACTCGACAATTGGATAAGCATCCGAATCCTTTTCATCAGGATACTTAGCTTTACCAATAACTCGTACAGCCGCCGTAGCTTCAGTTCCAGAAGCACCGTCAAGGTAGTAACTGGACTGACCAGTTGTAGTACTACCAGACGAAGCCGTAGAACTAACGGTTACGTTGTAGTTCTTTACAATTGCCAACTCAGCAGCCGACAAAGATAAAGAGGCTTGAATGTAATAAGTCTGATCAGGATCAGTTATTACAAAGAATTTTACGTCCGTGGCACTCGTTCCCCCAGCCCAATAGCGAGAGAACTTCTGTTCGCCATTTTCAACATATTGACAACCCATGAAAACACCAGAGGCTTTAAGAGTTGCTGCAATGTAAGGTGAGATAGTTGCAAAGTTTGCACCTGGCATAACTACTGGATCACCTGTGAAAATATTATTAGATGGTGCTTGCGCCTGACCAGTTGAAGTCAACGTGATCATATCGGTCTGCGCTTCATTATTATACGCTCCACCTTTTTTACGAGCAGGAATGAAACCACGAAATGCTTTAGTAGTAGACATGTTTCATCTCCTTAATTGTGAGGAAATTATTCCTGAAAGTTTGGAACTCTTCCTCTAGTTGTTACTGAACGACTTGTATTAGAAATAGGCATACGAGAATCAGAGTTCTTCATCAATTGTGCATTAACAGCATCCATCTGATCGTTGGCTTTATTCTCATAGTATTTCCTACGAGCCGAGACTTTACCAGAAGGCATTTTAACCAAAGCCACATCTCCACGACAGACTGCACCTTGATACCTTCCTTCATCCCTCACGAAGGATGTAAGAGCTAATTCAGGAACTTCTTCAGGAGATACAAAAACCCAACCTAGTTGTAGTTTGCTTCCTACATTTTTTTGGTCATCTTTACCTTTAATGGAGATACGTATCCAACGAAGTGACATACCCTCATTCTCAAACCTTGATAATACATTGTCTGGAATGGCGAGTGCATCTGGTTCTTCAAAGGTCCATTCTTGTTCTCTTGTGTTCTCTTCTCTTAACGTCTTATTACGTGATTCATTTCGTGTATTCATATTAACCCTCCACGGCTCTAAGTTACATTTGTATACTCACCGTCAGCTTGTGAAACTTTAAGCTTTTCGGCAGCATATTGTTCAAGTGGTATACCCCATTTTTCTGCCAATCTCACGTCTTCTTTTGAGAGTTTGACTCTTTTGTTTGAGGTTGGGGACGAGCGTGAACTTCCAGCCACCACTTGAGCAGGACTTGACGTATTTTCCTGCACACGTTCTTTACTTTCTGAATAGTTTTGAGGAAAAGCTTTTTGCAGCCTTCTATCAATTTCTTCATAAAATTCATTATCACTAGGACTATATCCTTCTCCTTTTAATTCTGCATCAACTGCAAGTGCTGCAGCCGTTCTTATAGAATCTTGACCAAACCATTCATTCTTTAAAGCCCACTCATCAGCTTTAGTATTATCAACTTTAGCTGTTGGGGGTTGATATGGTTTTGCTTCTTCTTGAAGATTGTCCTCATAATCTATTTTAGCAGAATTTACTTGTTTTAAATCTAACTGTGCTTCATTTAAAGCTTCCTGTGCTTTAAGAAGCTTTTCTTTATTTCCTTCATCAAAAGCTTCAAGATAAACTTCTCTAGCAAGTTCTACTTTATCTTTTAATTGTTTTTCAGAAGCATCTAAACTTAATTTATTTACACTAGATAATTCTTCATTTTTCTTTGAAAGATTTTTTGTTAGTTCTTCATTATGAGCAATCAAAGCCTGTATTTGATCATCTCGATCTTTTCTTTGTTTTATAAGGTGTCTTATTCTTTTTGATGCACCTTCAAATTCATCTGGTAAACCCTCAAGTTCTTCAGGCTTTTCTTCCTCTTGAGCTTTTACTTCAGGAACTTTTTCTTCAACTACTGGTTCAACCTGTTGTTTTTCACTTTCATTTTCAATTTCATATTCAACTTTATCTTGGGAAGAAACATTAACATCTCCCCAATCTTCATTATCTTCTGTCATTTTCTCTCTCCGTTGCTAACGACACAAACGATTTACGTTAAGTTTTACTCTACGCACATATATATTATATCACAATAAATCTAGTTTCCCAAATTAAACCGAGCCTTTCCCCAAATTAAAAGTAGGGTCAAGATCTTTAGGATCTTCTACTTTCATAATAATTTGATCATCAAAGAGAAGAATTAATCGAACACCCTTATAAAATAACTTGGTTCCAGCATGTTTACCATAACATACATAATCTCCTACATTACACCATGATCCGCTTGGAAATTTATCCTTATCCATATAAGCCAGTGTTCCAAGTCCTAAAACCTGTCCAACTGTTGTAAGATAAGACATATCATCTTTTGTAGAATCTGGTATAAATATTCCACCCTTTGTCACACTCTTTACAGACACAGGGCGAATTAAAACATGAAATCCTGGTAATTCAGGTAACGGACTAGGATCTGGCATTTCTTCTGGATCAGTAATCCATAAATCATTTTTAAGTGCCGCACCCATATTTACTTGTTGCATCTTACTCGTCATCCTCCATATAAAGACGTTTTTTTACTATTTCTGTTAAATTATCTCTGGCCCATTCTATTCCTGAAATGGAACCTACGATTTGTCGATAGTGCGGATAGTCTTCTGCACTACCATTACCAAGTGTAACCCTTAAAGAATTAATCTCTTCATTTAATCCTTTAACAACCTCATCCCAAATTTCCATTGGTCTTAGGAATTATTCTTTCTGGTTTTTACCTTGGGTTCAGGGAATACATAAGAATCTGCATCATATTGATTTAAAACACCTGTCATGGAACGCTTGCCCTGAACTCCTGCTTTAAGCATATCACCAAAACCCTTATCAGTATTCTTAACGTGATCAGGATAACCCTTACCTTTAGTCATCATCTTGACTCTCCTTTTGTTTTGCTTGAGCCATTTTAACAAGGGCATCAAGACCGTTTAAATCTAATTTATTGTTTTCTTTTATATTTGTTAGAAGTAATTCTTTCATTGATCTCATTACTTCCCTTTCTTCTTCTTTACTAATTTTAAATTCTTCTAAAGCTTCTTTAGAAACAATTTCCATTTCTTTTAACTTTTCTTTAGTTTCTTTATCAGACGCAACTTTTTCACGTTTTAGATTATCGGCAGCATTTGTTTTTATCATTCCAAGAATTTGTTCATTTTCTTCAAGCTCAAGTTTTTTATTCTTGAGTTCTAATTCAGCCGCATTTGTTACTGTGTCTGATTGAAGTTTTTGTTTTTCAAGTTCTACCTTGGCTTGTTCTAAAGCAACAAGTTGTTGTTCAGGAGATTGAGCCATGCCCATTGCTTGATTTGCATTTGTTATCTGTTGAGCTGCTTGAGCCATTGCCATCTCTACCGCACCAGGAGTTTTACCTTCTTGAGGTGTTTGTGACATCATTTCTTGTGTTAATCCATTCATCTGTTCTTGATACTTCATAACAGAATGTTCTTGAATATTTGCTTCAAGTATAGGTTGAATACGTTGCATAACAGGATTGCCTCCATTCATGGGATCTTGAATATAAGCCATCTTTACCTGAATATGAGCGTCATGGTTTTGACCTGGAAAGGCAGCAATGGGAATCCCTTTTGTTGCAGCCATAATATCAGATACAGGGTCCATAGGTTTTGGTTTAATCTTTGGAGGAAGAATCTCCTCTACATTTGGCATATTCGCTGCATTAAGAATAGTACGATTAAGGGCTTCTAAATTAAACATACCTGGTGGCGATTGTTGTGCCATTTGCAAAGCCATATTTGCCATCATCATACGATGAGCGTTGCTTGGAATATTAGGATCGGAAACAGGTACTATATCTACACGTCCATCAAAATCGCTTTTAAAAATACTTCTATCTTCATAGGGAACATCATATGGATATTCATTTGGAAGATAATCATAATCTATTCTTGCCAGTATTCTAAATTCATCTTTTTGTGATTTATGTAATCTTTTATGAATGGCTGTAAAAAATTTGCTAGAAGCTTCTAACAAAGCCATTGTTGTTCCGACAGGTCCATAGGAGGCAGCATCAGAGATAACTTGCTCTGTGCTATCCGCAAACTTCTGACCAGCAGCAGTTACGAAATTCAACATCTGAAATAGAGTAGAGGAAGGCTCTTTATAGGGAAGGGGAACAATAGCCTTTGATAAATCTATACCAGTTGCTTCAACCTCCTTGAACTCGCCAGGAGATATGGGATCGTTGTCTCCAACCATCCTTACTCCTTTGGCCTTAAAACCACCTGGTAAATTAGCAAACTGTCCAGCATCTATCAGGGAACGCATAGCTGCTGTTGCACTCATTGTTAAATTACCAAGAAAATGTATAAGGCCAAGGCCGTAGAAACCAAAGCCAGGAACAAATCTATAATGTACAAAATGATTTATCTTTTCTTTGTTCATGTCATTTTGCTTATAGTTTCTACGAATACTTAAAACTTGTTTTGACTGTTGTTCAACAGTTACAATATAAGGAAGTGCTTCATCTTCATCTTCAATATTTAAATAACAATGCTGTTCTAGTAAAACATATTGAGGATCATTATCTGAAGATGGTGACAAACCAAGAATAGTATCCATCTTTTCTGTAAAAGGTGTTATACTACTTGAAGATGGTGTTGGTAAGTCAATGTCTTGATAGACACCAGCACGAATGTCTTTTGCCAATTCTACAGGACTGCGATATATAACATGTGTATAACGATCTGCATTTGATAAGTCTGTAGCATAGTATGACACATAAAACTGATCTATTGAAATAAATTCCGAGTGAGGTCTTTTTGTTGTTGCATCATAATATAATTTTTTAAATGCTGAACCTATTAATGGTAAATGAAAAAGCATTCTTTCAAACTCATCAAAGTATTCAGGCATTTGTTCTGTAAGTTGAAAGTTCATAAAATTTTGAACTCTGTTTGCTTGCAGTTCTTTTTTAGGAGTTGACTTTCCAAGTATCTGTGCTTTTACAGGACCGCTTGATGGAAATAATTCTCCTGATGCTTTTGATTGAAACTTAACAGCCGATTCAATAAGAAGAGGATGTACTGCTGTGCAAGCACCTTCAAAAGGTTCTGATCCTTGTTCAAGTTTAAGACCAAGAAGATCAAAGCCTCTTTCAAACATAGACTCCCATTCACTTCGACTATCTTTATCTGCTTCAAAATTATCTAGGACATCATTAGAAATTTCTACCAGATCATCTTCATCTAATGTTTCTGATAAATCACCAAACCATTCAGCAATATCTTCAGAAGCTTCCATCTCTACTGAATCTGAAAAGTCAACAATAATTCCTCCATCATCAGGATCAACTTCAAATGTAGCTTCTCCTTCTGGTTCAGGAACTTCCAAAGGAATTACATTACTATCTTCTTCTGGCATCATATCATATGGATTACGTTCTGTAGCCATTATGCAACTTCCCTCTCATCATCAAAATCTTCTCCATAGATTTCTCTAAGGATTCTTAATTCATTTTCAGTTAATCCAATATCATCAGTTTGAGAAAGAATTTTTTCAATATCAGTATCAGTATCTGTATCTGTATCTGTATCCTGATCTTCATCAGC